GATCTAAAGAAACTAGATTAAGAAACAAATATTGGAAAAATGTTGTAAATAAGCACGGTTACAATATTGTAATACTGGCAGATAATTTAACCAATGAAAAAGCGCTTGCAGAAGAAATTTTGTTAATAGCCCATTTTAAAAAGTTCAATAATCTTACCAATATTACCTCCGGCGGAGAAGGGTTAGTTGGATATAAAATGTCTAAAGCTGCCAAGGACAAAATTAGAGCAACAAAATGGGGGAGCAATAATCCACATTTTAAAGGCAATATTATTGCAAAAAATATAAAAACCGGGGAACAAAAATTGTTTGTCGGAAATAAAGAACTAGAGGCTTTTGGTTTTGATAACAGTCACGTTTACAGATGCGTTTCTGGAAAAAGAAAAACACACAAAGGCTATACTTTTGAAAGATCAATAGCGTAATGGCGGACCAAAGTATCACACAACTACCCGTCGCTATCTCCCTAACAGGGGATGAGCAGACGGTCGTGGTTCAGAGGGGCGTCACCAAGCAGGTACAGGTTAGCCTGATTGCCAACGCGGTATCCCCCGGCAAGTTGATCACCAACGTCGTACTAGACGCACAGAACTATTTGGTGTTTTATTACAGTGATGGTACTACATCAAAGACTGGCCCAATACCAGGATATATCTCAGCAACAATCAATGGCTCAGGTCATTTAATACTGACACTCACCACTGGTGGCACTGTTGACTGTGGTAATGTAGTCGGACCTCAGGGCCCAGTTGGACCCACAGGCGCCACAGGCACTGCAGCGACTATTGCGGCGGGCACAGCAACAACATTACCTTACGGCGCAACCCCAACGGTAACAAATTCAGGTAGTAGTTCTGCAGCAACGTTTAACTTTGGAATACCAGCGGGTGCCCCTGGTGCAACCGGAACATTTAGTGGCGGCACGACGGGCTTTACACCAAACACACCAACCTCTGGCGCTGTGGTGCTCGGTGGTACGTTAAATGCTTCTAATGGTGGTACTGGTGTGGTAACTCTGACGGGCTACGTAAAAGGCAATGGCACGTCGGCCATGACGGCCAGTTCAACGGTACCAACAACGGATTTAAGTGGCACCGTCACAAACGCACAGTTAGCTAACTCAGCGATCACTATCAACGGTACGGCTACGAGCCTTGGAGGCTCGATTAGTGTAGGGACAGTGACCTCTGTGGCCGCCACTGCGGGGACAGGAATTAGCGTATCGGGAAGTCCAATCACTTCTAGCGGTACGTTGACCATTACCAATACGGCCCCGGACCAGACAGTAGCATTTACCAACGGCACAGGCATTAGTGTTACGGGTACTTACCCTAACTTTACAGTAACTAATACAGCGCCATCAAGTGGCGGAACGGTGACCAGCGTCACAGGCACGGCCCCCGTAGTTAGTAGTGGGGGCAATACACCAGCGATTAGTATGGCCGCGGCGACAACGTCGGTGAGCGGATATTTAACATCCACCGACTGGAATACGTTTAACAACAAACAGCCAGCGGGTACCTATGTAACCAGTATTACCTCCAGCACTTTAACAATCGCTGGAACAGGCACTATACCAACAATTAACCTTTCGTCTGGTATTGTTACAGCAGGAACCACGGGCTCCGCAACATTAATACCTGTCGTCACTGTGGATACGTATGGCAGAGTAACAGCGGTAACAACAGCCGCAAATCCTCAGGGCACTGTGACATCTGTCGCAGGTACAGGCACAGTAAATGGCATCACACTCACGGGCACAGTGACAAGCACTGGTAGCCTGACACTCGGTGGTACACTTAGTGGCATTGGAAACACCCAGTTAACTAACTCAAGTATCACAGTAAATGGTAACTTGGTTAGTTTAGGAGGAAGCACCACAGTAACAGCCAACACAACAAATGCGTTGACAATTGGTACGGGTTTATCTGGTACCAGCTTCAATGGTTCGGCGGCGGTTACTATTGCTATTGATAGCACCGTGGCTACCCTAACAGGCTCACAGGCATTAACCAACAAGACAATTAGCGGCGCGAGCAACACACTAAGCAACATTGGTAACAGCTCGTTAACAAACAGCACATTAACCGTTGGAACAACAAGCATCGCGTTGGGTGCAACAAGCCTTACACTTGGTGGACTAACAAGCGTCGCCGTAACACAAGACCCAACAAGCGCACTACAACTAGCAACCAAGCAGTACGTTGATAATATAGCGCAGGGGTTAAGCACCAAGGCACCGGCACTAGTTGCCACAACGGCAAACATTACACTTTCTGGTGAGCAGACGATTGATGGGTTTACAACGTCACTTAGTCGTGTGCTGGTTAAGAACCAAACACTACCTGCAAACAACGGCATCTATTTATCTAATCCAGCTGCTTGGGCTCGCACCACAGACGCCAATACCTGGAATCAGTTAGTCTCCGCCTATGTGTTTGTCGAAGAAGGAACAATTAATGGCGATACAGGCTGGGTCTGTACTAGCGACCCGGGCGGCACATTAGGCGTTACAGCAGTTACTTGGGTCCAGTTCTCTGGCGCGGGCACATATACAGCTGGTACAGGACTAAGCCTAACAGGCACACAGTTTAGTATTACCAACACGGGGACGGCGGGGACATACGGATCTGCTACATTAATTCCTGTTATTACTACAAATGCGCAGGGTCAGGTTACCAGCGTTACTACGGCATCGAACCCACAGGGTACTGTAACGTCAATCACATCGTCTACCTTAACGGTGGCAGGTACATCTGCTATACCAACAGTTAACTTAACTAGCGGTATCGTTACCGCAGGCACAACGGGCTCAAGCACACTAATCCCAGTTGTAACGGTGGATACTTATGGCCGTGTAACTACGATTACAACAGCATCAAACCCACAGGGCACGGTGACAAGCGTATCTGGTACTGGTACAGTTAGCGGCATTACTTTAACAGGCACCGTAACATCAAGTGGTAGCTTAACACTTGGCGGCACATTAGATTTATCTAGCCCACCAGCAATCGGTGGTACAACAGCAAATACCATAACAGGTACTACTATCACTGCAACAAAATACGTCGGTATATCCGGAGGAACATTTTAAATGGCACAAAGCGGCTACACACCAATTTCAATTTATTATAGCGCAACAGCTACTAATGTCCCGTTAGCAGCAAACCTTACCAGTGGTGAGCTTGGCATTAACATTGCTGACGGTAAGTTGTACTACAAAGACAACGCCGGCACAGTTCAAGTTCTAGCCTCTAAAGCTGGTAATATCAACGTGTCCTCAATTAGTTTTGGTACAACAGGATTAACACCAAGTACAACAACTACGGGTGCGGTAACTGTTGCGGGCACCTTGGTGGTATCAAACGGTGGTACTGGGCAAACAACTTTAGCTACGGGGTCAATAGGGTATGGTCAAGGAACAAGTGCACATGCTGCCTTAGCAATTGGCACGGCGGGACAAGTACTAACGGTTAACAGCGGGGCCACAGCTCCACAGTGGGTAAATGCCTCGAGTATTATTGGAGGTGCTGGTGGCTCTAATACTCAAGTGCAGTACAACAGTTCTGGCGCTTTAGCTGGCTCTGCTAACCTTACATTTAATGGAACAACTTTAACCTCAACAGGCTTTGCTGGTCCAATTAGTGGTGTAGTTACTTCTACATCCATAACAGATTCAGGTCTGACTTCTGGTCGTGTTACCTACGCTGGTACAGCAGGGCTATTGCAAGATTCTGCTAATCTTACGTTTAATGGCACTACATTAACTGCAAATACATTAAATTTAACTAATGCGCTTACTACTTCTTATGGCGGTACTGGATTAACTTCATTTACTGCTGGTGATTTACCGTATTACAGTACAGGCACTGCATTATCTAAATTAGCAATTGGTACTAATGGCTATATTTTGCAGTCCAATGGTTCTGCTCCGACATGGGTATTAGCCTCTTCTGTAATCGGTGGTGCTGGCGGTTCAAACACCCAAGTTCAATACAATAGCTCTGGCTTATTGGCTGGTTCTGCTAACCTTACATTTAACGGCACAACACTTACTACAGCTAACGATGCCTCTATATCAGGTCTTACTGTTGGTAAGGGTGGTGGTAGTGTTAATAGTAATACTGCTGTTGGCGGTGGCGGTGCTTTAGCATTGAATACAACTGGTGCAAACAATGTAGCCGTTGGTTCTGGTGCTGGATACGCAAGTACTACAGCCAACAATAATATTTCTATAGGTACAAACTCTGGCTCAACTGCTAATACTGGTTCAAATGTAAGCGTTGGTGTTGGTGCAAACCAATCTAATACTGGTGGAAACAACACAGCTATTGGACATAATGCTTTAATATTTAATTCTACCGCATCTAATAACACCGCAGTAGGTTATCAAGCTGGTTACGCTAATACAACAGGAACTATTGATGCTTTTGGTTCTTCTGCATTAGGCGCAAATACAACTGGCACAAGAAATGCGGCATTTGGTATTTTTGCATTACAAAGTAATACAACTGGTGTAAGTAATACCTCAATGGGTCGTGCTTCATTAGCAACAAATACAACAGGTAATTACAATACTGCATTTGGTGACGCTGCTTTAAACGCAAACACCACCGCATCTTCATGCTCCGCAGTGGGTTTTCAGTCTGGTTATAACAATACTACTGGGATTAATAATAACTTCTTTGGTTATCAAGCTGGTTTTAGTAATACAGTAGGAAATGCAAATTCATTTTTTGGTCATGTGGCAGGATATTTCTCTACCGGGTCTAATAATGTGGGAATGGGTAGTCAAGCATTAGGAAACTCAGGAGCAGGTAACAGTAATACTGCTATAGGTGTTACAGCATTACAATTTACTACTGGCTCAAACAACACCGCTGTTGGTTATGGTTCTTTAGTTTCAAACACCACCGCATCTAACAACACAGCAGTAGGTTATCAAGCCGCATACGCAAATACCACAGGCGCAAACATAAATGCTTTTGGTTACAAAGCCTTAACTGCAAATACTACTGGCGGTCAAAACGATGCGTTTAGTTATAGTGCATTAGCTTCTAACACCACAGGCTCACAAAATGCGGCATTTGGTTTTACTTCTTTATTGCAAAACACCACAGGAAGCAACAATTCAGCTTTTGGTTATCAATCGCTTTACTCAAACACCACCGCTTCTAACAGCACTGCAGTAGGTTATCAAGCTGGGTATTCTGCTTCTGCTGGATGTTCAAATAATACATTTATTGGTTATCAAGCTGGTTATTCATCAATTACAAGTGGTTCTAATCAATTTTTTGGTTATTTAGCTGGTAGAGATGTTACTACTGGTTATTACCATACTATTATTGGTGCTTATAACGGCAATCAAGGCGGTCTAGACATCCGTACAGCAAATAACTACATTGTGTTATCTGATGGTCAGGGTAATCCTAGAGGTATTTTTGATGGTAGTGGTAATTTTGGAATTGGTACTACTAGTCCAGGAGTTAAATTAGATGTTACTGGCACAATAAGAGCAAGTCAATCTTTAGTTTTTGGCTCAAATGGAACTACAGGAGCAGGAAGTATTTATTCCGATTCAAATTGGGGATGTCTTATTACTGCTAAACAAACATCTCCAGCTTTAGCAGATTTTATGTGGCAAAGTGCTTCTTCTGTAGAGCGGATGCGTATTGACTCTAATGGTCAATTATTGATTGGAACTACATCAACTGGTTCTTCAATTCCAAATGGTTTTTGTTTTGGTGTACCTGGTGGTGCTTCCGCAATAAATATTGGTCACCCAAATGCTACTCCTAGCGGATATAACTATGTAACATTTGCCTATAATTCAAGTCAAATTGGTTCTATTACTCAAGCTGGCACAACTGGTGTTCTTTATAATGTAACTTCAGATTATCGTTTAAAAAATGATGTAACACCAATTCAAAATGCTTTAAATATTGTAGAAGCACTTAATCCAGTTAGTTTTACTTGGGTAGATGGCAGACCTGATGATGGTTTTATTGCTCACGAACTACAAGCCGTATTACCTAATTGCGTAACTGGCGAAAAAGATGCTGTAAACGAAGATGGAACACCTCATTACCAACAAATGGATAATAGCGGTGTGATTCCATTTTTGGTTAAAGCTATTCAAGAACTAAACGCTAAAGTAACTGCACTTGAAGCACAATTAGGAGCTAAATAATGTTTACATGGAATATAGTACAGATGGACAGACTTACTTCTGACGGCTTTGTAGTTACTGTTCATTACACAGTAAACGCAGTAGATGGTGAATTTACTGCTTCAACTTACGGCACAGTAGGCTACACACAAGAAGATAAAGCGTATATCCCTTACGCTGACTTGACTGAAGCTGAAGTCGTTGGCTGGGTACAAGAGTCACTTGGTAAAGATACAGTAGAGGCGAGTCTGACTGCACAGATTGAAGCACAAAAGAATTCTGTACAAGAAGCTGGATTACCTTGGGTTTCAGATACAACATTGCCAGCATAAGTTTTATAACCGCAGTACAACTAGGAGAATGAAATGAGCGAAAACACGAAAAAAACTCAAATCACCATCAATGATGTAAGTTACAACTTTGAAGATTTAACAGTAGAGCAACAAACGCTGTTTAATCATTGCGTAGACCTTGACCGCAAAATTGGCAGCGCAGCATTTAACCTTGACCAGCTCAATGTAGGCAAGAATGCCTTCATCAAGTTGCTAGAAGATTCACTAGCGGCCCCGGTTGAAAAAGCCGAAGTGGAAGTACTTCAATAAAAACCTTGGCGGCCTAACCCGCCGCCAACTTACATAAGAATGATAATGGACTTCCAGTCAATGATGAACTTTATCCTACCTACCGCCTGCACTGTGCTGGGCTGGTTTTGTAGGGAGCTTTGGACCGCGGTTCAAGAACTCAAGAATGACGTGGCCAAGCTGCGCGAAGAGCTTCCAACCCATTATGTCAGCAAAGATGACTTTAATGACAGATGGTATGAAGTTCTCAAATCGTTACACCGGATTGAGGACAAGCTAGACGGTAAGGCTGACAAATGAGAAAGCAGATCCACAAGTCTAAGACTATGTGGTTCTCTTTCGCTTTGGTTGTCTTTGGCGCGCTGATGGATAACTTCTCCAGCCTACAAAACGTCATTGATGAGAAATACTATGGTATCATTCTTGTTGCCATCGGCATCATTGTAGCAGCGCTGCGCTTTGTAACTACAGAAGGCGTAGACCAATAATGTTCCCACTATCGGCACTCACTTATGTTAAGTTGGCAGCAGGAGCTCTTATTTTACTTGGCAGCATTTGGTTTGGCTGGCATCTACGGGATGTGGACTTCCAGTCGTACAAAGCCAAACAGGCTATTGAGACACAAAAGCTCCAAGAAGCGCACCAAGCGTCCGCCGACAGAATAGAAAGTGAAAAGAATGCTCAAATCCGTGATATTAATACTAAGCTCGTTGATGCTATTAGCGAGCTGCGTAGCCGTCCCAGTCGCGCCCAAGCCACCGGCACTGGATCGTGTGGAACTGGGGCAACCCTTTATGCCGACGATGCAGAGTTTCTTGTCAGGGAAGCTGCCAGAGCAGACATTATCCGTACCGGCCTTGCAGCCTGCTACGACCAGTACGACGCGCTAAATAAATAATAAACCCCAATTTGCATTAATATATGCAGAGTAAGGAGCATGAATGAAAAAGCTATTAGTAGTACTGATGTGGGTAGTTGGCATATTTGCAGCGATCCACTTCACAGACAGGTACACCCAGATTGAAGAGAACATCATGGCCATCGCTAAATCCACACTAGACTTTATCACCAAGGAGGAAGGTGCCCGTAACAAGGCCTATAAGGACTCTAAGGGCCTATGGACCATCGGAGTTGGGCATCTCATCAAGTCCGACGAGCAGCACCTCATCACCGCGACCCTAACAGATGAACAGGTACAAGAGCTTCTGAGAAGCGATTTAAGGTGGTGTAGCGAGGCCGTAGAGAGATCGGTGAGGGTCAGCCTTACCCAGGGTCAATTCGACGCCCTGTACAGCCTATGCTTTAATATCGGTGAGACAAATTTTAAGAAATCCACAGTGGTCAAGAAGATCAACGAAAATGACCTACAGGGTGCAGCTGACGCCATACTGATGTGGAACAAACCAGATGTGCTTATAAATCGTAGAAAGCGCGAAAGAGCGCTATTCTTAGGGGCGTAAATAGCCTGTTTTTTGCATTAATATAAGTAGGACTACTCAACCAATCACTCAAGGAATTACCATGGACGGCTTTAAAACATTACCAAGATACAAAGCTGGTGGACTAGTCAAGACACCAGTAACCGGCGACAAAAAGGCTGCAGCACCATCTAAGGCCGTAGCAAAGCCAGCCTTTAAGGGCAGCGACGTAGCTAAAGAAAAAAGCAAGCCCGCAGGTCATAAAGACCCGTACATCAAGTCTAAAGAGTCAGGTAAAACCGCAGACTTTCCAAGCGCCGCTGTAAAGGGCCGTAAGGCAAAAGCTACTGGCACCGTGAGCAAATTCAAGTGTGGTGGTAAGATTGTTAAAAAAGCTGATGGTGGCATCATGGACGCTATTGGTGGTGTTGGTACACAGCTTAAGAACAACGTTATGGGAACACCAGAGCAGAATCGTATCGCTCAGGCCCAAATGGACAAAGTAAAGGCACGTAAAGCCGCTCAAGCTGCAGCTTTAATGCAAGGCCAAGGTGGTGCTAGTGCACTACAACAAGGTGCTCTAGCTGGTGGTTTAGGTGGTGCAGCACCAGCACCAGCACCAGCACCAGCACCAGCACCAGCAATGCAAGCTCCGGGCGGTGTAAGCCCAGCTGGCCCTGTACCTACCCAGAAAAAGGGCGGCAAAGTAAAAGGCAAGTGCTAATATGCCAATTAATTCAAAAGCCCAACAGGGCGCTATGTACGCCGCGGCCGCTGGCAAATCAACCCTTGGCATCCCTAAGAAGGTTGCCAAGGAGTTTATTAAGGCAGGGCCTGCGTCAAGCAAATTACCAAACAAAGTAACCAAGCGAGCAGCCGGAAGAGGGCGTTAATATGGCGTACAGTGGAACCACTGGAAATACAACAGTCAACGTTGATCAACTGATCTCCTTTGCGTTTCGTGACGCCGGTAAGACCGCTGAGGAGATGACCCCGGAGCTTATTGGTGCCGCCAAGCAGGCATTGTTTTACAATCTTCAAAACCTATCTAACCTCGGTGTTAATCTTTGGTTGTTGGAGAACATGCTCGTTGGCGCCGTAACGGCCCAGCAACAGTTAGTCCTACCTAAGACAGTGATTGATGTACGAGAATCAAACTGGGTCTACATTATCAACCAGGCAGCCTCTGAGTACTTGCCTATTAGTAATCCAGATTCACCTGCAGTATTTGATCAAAACCTGTCCTTGGTTTCTACCTCCACAGTTGGTGCTAACTATTTTGGTCTTCAGTACCAATCAGCACAGCCTGTCTACTACGTTGGGTTTAATGGCTACGCAGTAGGTACTGGCACAACAACATATAACTTTGCCTATGAGACCAGCGAAGATGGAATCACTTGGACAACAGTAAAGCAACTACCGACTACAACACTCTCAGATAAAGAGTGGGCCTACTTTAACATCACCACAACACCAACGCACCTTTACTACAGGCTGCGTGAAACGGTTGCACCTACGTTCTCTATACGTCAAATCGTATTCTCTACGAGCCAGCAAGTCATTCCACTCGCCCGTTTAAATCGCGATGACTACTGGAATCTCCCAAATAAACAGTTCCCTAGCCAGCGCTCATTGCAGTATTGGTTTGATAGGACCATTGAGCCCTCGATGTACATCTGGCCAGTGCCCAATAACTCGTTTCAAATGTTTCAGTTAATTGTTGAGGTTCAAATGCAAGATGTAGGATCTTTGACAAATCAGATTTACGTACCTGACCGATGGATTAATTGTGTTCAAAAACAATTATCACATTCTATGTCTTTACAACTACCCGGTGTAGATTTGCAACGTGTTCAATATCTAGAAGCTCAAGCACAAAAAGCATTCCTACAAGCCAGCGAGGAAGACAGGGACAAATCACCTATCTATTTCCAACCCAACATCAGCTATTATACAAGATGAATACATCAGTATATTGGATACACCACAAAGACCATACAGATATATTTAGTCAAGGCTATGTTGGTGTATCTAAAAATTGCGAAGAAAGATGGAAGTCACATGCTTCCGGTGAGACAAACACTCATTTAAAAAACGCAATTTTAAAATATGGCTGGAATATGTTAGTTAAAGAAATTGTATTAATTGCAGATTCGGACTACTGTTTTACTATTGAAAATATGTTACGCCATAAAGAAAAAACAGGTTGGAATATATGTGTTGGTGGTGGAAATCCTCCAAGTAATTTAGGTAAAAAAAGACCAAATCATGCAGCTAAATTGCTAGGGAAAAAACGTCCAGAACACGCAAAACACATGCTTGGAAAAAACAACCCGGGGGCAGTTACCATAAAATTTGAAAATAAAGTTTTTGATACAATAAAAGATTTATCACAATTTTTAAACAAAAACTATATGACAACATATAACAGAGTTATGCAGAATCCAAAACGTTGGGGTTACGAGGTAATTAAATGTCAGTAATAATGTCGTACGACAGCCTTGTGCTGAATATCCAGCAGTACATGGAACGAAATGACCCTGACTTCATTGCGCAGATACCCAATCTGATTGCGCTGGCAGAGTCATCAATTGCTGCAGAGCTTAAGACCTACCTACAATTGATTGTGGTAGAGACCAATCTTGCACAGAACCAAACTGTTCTGAACAAGCCAGCACGCTGGAGAAAAACTGTCTCTATGAAGGTCAACGGGCAGCCAGTCTTACTACGCAGCCAGGACTATGTGGCCCAGTACTTATCTGAGTCATCGGCAGGCAAGCCAGTATACTACGCGGACTATGACTACAGCAACTGGAACTTTGCCCCACAGCCAGATACAAGCTATCCTGTAGAAATTATTTACTATGCAGAGGTTCAACCATTAGATTCTTCTAATCAACAAAACCTATGGACAGCTATCGCACCACAGGCGATGTTATACGGGGCCTTGTTGCAAGCACAGGGTTACTTAAAGGCTATTGACAAGCTGCCCGTGTGGAAACAATTCTACACAGACGCCGTTGGCGCACTGAAAAAAGAAGACAATTCACGTCGCATAGACCGCAACACAACCATTCAAGAGCCTTAATATATGACCACTCCAGTATACGTCTCGCCGTTCACAGGGACAGCTGTAACACCAACTGATGTCTCATACCTCGCGCTGCCTTTTAGCACAAACCAGACACTAAACTGGCCATCAACTGTCAATGGTGCCGAGGTTGTTGCTGCTCGTATTATTGACTGTACAGCATCAACATCTGGCCTATCCATTGCGTTGCCACAAGGCAATCAGGGAACACTGGGCTCAGACATCCTATTCCGCAACTTAGGCGCTTTTTCTTTCTTAGTTACAGACTACACCAGTGGTGCGTCATTTACTGTTCCCGTCGGTATCTCTAAGTATGTGTACCTCGTAGATAACACAACAGCCGCCGGTGTCTGGAACAACGTTACCTTCGCGGCGGGCACCTCTGTCGCCGACGCGGCCTCATTGGCTGGTGCAGGGCTGACAACAGTCGGTGGGCAACTAGCCACCACTCAAAACCTAGTAGATGTTACATCTTCTCCAGTCATTAATGATCTTAGCCGCGCTGCTACGTTTGTATGGAATGGCGGCGCTGGAACATTTAATTTACCAATATTTTCCAGTCTATCTGCCGGCTGGTTCATTGGATTTAGAAATAATGGCTCTGGCTCACTCACAATTAGCCCAGTATCCCCATCATTAATCAATGGTCAGTCATCCATCATTGCAAACCCTGGCGACTCTGGGTTTATTATGTATGACTCCGCAAGCAATGGATTTATTACTGTCGGCTTCCTTACTGCACCAAACGTAACCTTCACAGCGGCATCCTACGATGTGGATACCATTGTAGGTAATACACTGAGCCTGGTATCCTTTGCACCAGTTATTCAGACATACATTGCGCAGTCTGGCACACGGACACAGACACTAGCCGTTACACTACCAGCAATTACCCAGATTTATATTTTGGTTAATAATACTAACCAGCTCGGGTATAACATTACGTTCCAGAATCAAGGCACAAGTCAGCCACCGTTCGTATTAACGGCGGGTAGTATTGTTACAATGTTAAGTGATGGTGTAAACTTATACCCACTGACAACGGGCTCTACTGGTTTGTTTTATGCAACAAATGGAACCGCAGGACTACCTTCATTTTCGTTTAATAACGACACTCACACGGGCATGTATCTAGTAGGTACCAGTATACTTGGACTATCAGCAAATTCAACACAGTTAGTTAGTATTGATAATACCAACCCATCACAGCCCCTAGTAACAGTAAACGCGAGGCTGACAGCACAACTCATTAGCGGCGGTGCGTTCTAATGGCCGCTGATAATCAGCAACAGGATACCACACAGTATACTCAGATTTATTCCTTAGCTGTTCCAGCGGGTATTAAAAGAGATGGTACTGTGTTTCAAAACGACCAGTACACCGATGGTGTATGGTGCAGATTTCAACGTGGGGACCCTAAGAAAATTGGTGGCTACCGCACGATATTTAATAGTCTAGTTGGCATCTACCGCGGTATGGTCGTGCAGCCATATAACGGCGTTAACTACATCTTCACTGGTAACTACCAAGAGCTCGATATATTTACCACTGGCCTCTCATTGCCAGATGGCAGTGGCCCATTTACGGCCACAATTCTCCCAGGTACAAGCTACGTTAAGTTATTGTCTAATACCTCTACATCATTTGTAGTCGCTGGAAATCAGACAACAGTATTTCCAACGGGTACTAAGATCATCTTTTCCCAGACAGGTACACCGACCGTATACACAGTAAGTACCTCTGTATTCTCCACACCAAACACTACAGTAAATATATCCACTGGTACCATCATAGGTACCCCGACAACGGTATACATAGATAATGTGCCTGTGTTTACTGGGGACTTAGATTATCAATCAGATCCTTCCGTTGGTAACTATCGGGTTACTTGGCAGTTTGACTCTCAGTTCAGCCCATCAGGCAACCAGCTATCCGTGTTTGCTCACCCAGGTTTAAATTTAACCAATATTGATAATGGTGTGCCAACTCAGGTATTAGTTGGTGGCATAACACCCACATCTGGAAACACCTGGACCTTCTCTGGTCTGTCTGACAGCGCAGGGTCCGCGCCAACATACAAGCCCATCAGCGTTGATGGTGGTGTATGCGTGCTTTATCCATTTATCTTTGTCTATGGCTCAGCGGGTTACATTGCCAATAACAACGTCAGTACAACCTATGGCGACCAGACATTCTATGACTGGAACGGCCCATTAGCCAACCAGGTCAATGTGTCGTCATCCAAGATTGTTAAGGGTATGCCTATGCGGGGAGGTACTAACGCACCCGCGGGTTTATTCTGGGCAACAGACTCACTTATTCGTGTTACCTTTACAGCAGCAACAGCTCCAATTTATTGGAACTATGATATTGTTTCCAGCCAGATCTCAATCATGTCCTCTAACTCCGTTGTGGAGATGGACGGCGTCTTCTACTGGTTAGGTATTGACCGGTTTTATGCCTACAATGGTCAGGTAACGGTAGTACCAAATGATAAAAATATAAACTACCTATTTAATAACCTAAACTACGAGCAGCGTCAAAAGGTGTGGGCGACTAAGGTCCCACGCTACAATGAGATCTGGTTCTTTTATCCTAGAGGTACGGCGACGGAGTGCACAGACGCAATCATTTACAACGTAAAAGATAAGCTATGGTACGACGCTGGGCAAGCAACTGGTGCTCAACGCTCATGTGGGTATACCACTGAGTTGTTTCCTACACCCATCTGGGCCGACTGGAACTATAACACAATCTATGGTGCAGCCCAGACCGTTATTGCACACCCAGCTAGTCTAGCCGCACCAACTGCAAGTCAGTTTTATTTATATGGGGACCAGACACCCCAGTTCAGCCCTGGAGATAATGTAACCTTTACGACAGGCAATAGCTTTAACGCAACCTATCAAATAGTTTCCAGTCAGAACATTTATAATACTACCATTGGAACCCCGGGCGTTACATTAGTAACATGCAGCACACCGTTCTCAATTACTGTCCTTCCCGGGCAGCAAGTATTTTATGTTACTGGTGGGTTTAATATTTGGCAGCATGAGTTTGGTGTTAATGAGATTGCGCTAAATGGCGAGGTTGCGATATACTCCAGCATTACTACCAGCGATATTAGTTGGTTAACTGGTAACCCAAGCCAAGACGCACTCCAAGGTGTTAATAGACGTATGCACCTACGACGAGTAGAGCCAAACTTCTTACAGACTGGAACGATGGCAATGACCATCCTTGGTCGTAAGTTTGCCTCTGGTCAGTCTGAGGAAAACTCTGGGCCATATTACTTTAACCAAGAGACAGGTAAGATTGACCTTCGCGTTGAGCATCGCCTAGTAAGGTTAAAGTTTGAGTCTAATGAGATTGATGGCAACTACGAGATGGGGCGTAACCTCATCACGGCTGAGTTTGGAGATGAACGTCCTTGACCACCCCACTTCTTAAAAACACCATACAGCAGTACTTCCCGTGTGTGCCAGATTATATGAGCTGGGATGACTTTAATGGTAACCTAGCAATTCACTACGGCCAAGAACCAATGATGTTTGCCCCCGAAGAAAATTGGCAGTCAGTAGCACAGAATATGTCACAGATGCACGTATTTGCGGCGTACCCAGTGCCTAGCCCAAAAGAGTTTGCCACGTGGCAGGACTGGGCCAGAGAGTTTACTTTAATCGTCAATGGCCCATCAATTTAGGGCGTAAAGTAGCTCTTTTTTGCATTAATATAGATATAGATATAGATATCAACACAAAGGAAATATCATGCACGGACAACAAACAATGAAATACCTGAACGACAAAGCGGTATCTGACGCTATGTTAGCTAAGCATCAAAAAGATCAAATTGATCCAGTGTTTGCAAAAGCTGCAGAGGAAGCAATTGCCGCCCGCGTAAAAAATATCACTGAGTAAATGTCTCATCCTTTAACAGATGCTTCTGGCCGCATGTCGGAACAGGAAATCTTTAGGCACTCCCCAGAGATAAAGAAATCCGGTGAAGACTGGAAAAAGATGTACGCCCAGGTTCACAAGCTGTTAGATACAAACCAAGTACGTGGTATTCGCCACGGAAACTCTTTGTTTTTCTATTTGATTGAAGAGCCAAAAAAGGCACGCATATTTTTTGTTAACGCGGATGTACCAAAGAATTTCTTACGTAATCTACAAGAGTTTGCTAAGGCGATGCACGCCGCAGGATTTACTTCTGTGTATGGATTTACAGATGATTTACCAACAGTAAGAGCTATTCAGCATTTAGGGTATAATGCGGTTATTGAAGATACCGGACTGCATCCAGTTCACCATCAGACCTACAAGGTGTCTATAAGTGTCTGATCCAGGGAAAGAATTATCAAACTTTGGTACTTCAATTACTCAATCTGCACAAGGAATTGTGTCTGATGTTGGGTCATTTTCTGCGTCGGTAGGCTCATCATTTAAGCAGATTACCAATAAGCCTCTTCCACTTATTGAGGCCATAGCATTAACGTATATGTTGGGGCCTTCGGGTTTGGCACTTGCTGATACAGCCGGAGCGGCAATTATTGCGTCCGCAGCGGTAAGCGCGGCAAATGGTGGCAACATACAACAAATTGCGTTGTCTGCTGCATCAGCATACGCAGCAGCAAACGCCGGTAATATGGCAGGTAATTTAGCCGCCAGCACCGCAATGGATTATGGATTTAGTGGAACCACAGCCTCGGTACTAAAAACAATTGTTACGAGTGCCTCAGCACCCGCCGCAGCTGCAGCGCTTAGTGGGAAGTCACTAGACCAAATATTAATAAGCGGCGCCGCAGGTGCTGTGTCTGGCGCGGTCCAGTCTCAATTAGCAACACTTAAGAACTCCGATGGTAGCGCCATGTTTGATAAGGGAAGCCTTAGCTCAACATTAGTTGCTACCGCCTCCAACGCGGCGGCAAAGGCAATATTAGGTGGAAAAAGCATTGGTGATGCTATTGCCCAGTCTAGTGTATTATCAGCAACAAGCTGGGGCATCAACCAGGCCTCCGCGGCAATCAAGGACACCTTTAACCAGTTAACCACAAAGTCAACTGCCTTAACAGATGCCGTCTCCCAAGCTAATACTTTACAGACAACAGCAACAAACTATTACAACCAGACACTTAGTCCACTTGAGGCAACAGCCCAGCAAGAGTTTGATAGCCTAAACACTATCGCTGGACAGTTTACCACGGAGAAGGCACAGTACGATAGTCAGTTTGCTACCGGGTACACACCAGCGTTAAACGCCTATGATAGCGCAAAAGCAAACTGGACCTCAGGATTAAACTGGTTGGCAAGTCAGCCTGGATATAACTATTCATCCGCGTCATGGTATTTTAATAATTCAACATCCGGGTATACATACAACCGTTGGATAGCCCCCTGGATTGCTGCAGGAAATAACTTAACCACACAGTACAATTTATTACTGCCAACGGTTGATGCTTTAAATAAAAGTGCTGCCCAGTATAATAGCGGGGTTGATGTATTTGGCAAAACAATGACGCAGTTGTCAGATGTAAAAACAACTTACCAAGGCTATGTGGATCAAGTAACCACTGCGGCAGATACGGCAAAATCCCTATCTACCGATGTGAATAATTTAACAACCCAGCTTGGCCAACAAACAGCAGAACTTAATGCAAATGAAGCAACGGCTGTTAACGAGTTAGTTAAAAACGCGGCAGACTTAGCAGTAAACCAAATTATTGACCAGACCAATGTTAATAAACTGGTGTCCCCAGAGGCTATTGCACAATACAATGAAGATACCGCCAATGGTGTGAGCCGTGTTGATGCCTTTGCTAACGCACAAAATACAGATATTACTGTGCGCGTTGGCGATATGCCAGAGTCAGTACAGCAGGCATTTAATTCACTTGTTCAGTCAGGTGATACACCATCTGCTGCGGTGGCAATTGCCGACCAAGTTAATAAAATGCCGACAGTGGCCCAAGACGCATTTAATAACGCACTACAAGATGGTATTAGTAGCACACAAGCACTATCAGATGCCCAGACAGTGGCGGCGTTAACACCAGCGCAGCAAGCACTATACAGTACCGCATACGGGCAAAATAACAGCGTCAGTACAGCAATTAGCAACGTACAGGAATACGCCACATTAGATTCTCAGCAGCAGCATATATTTAATGCTGCATTGAATCAAGGAACCGCCGTAAGTGGCTCTTTGGAAAATGCTCAAAATTTTGCAGCATTAGATAAAACACAGCAAGACATTGTTACGTCATCCATGGTGCAGGGTGGTACCGTTGCTAATGCCTTTACTGATGTGCAGAACTACAATAAGATGTCGCCAAACGAGCAGTCAGTATTTGATGCGGCAACTAAAGAGGGACTAACTGTAAATCAGTCCTTTACTAATACTTCTGATTTTACAGGATTAAACTCCACTCAGCAAGAGGTATTTAGTAAAGCATTGACGGCTGGTGTAAATACCACCGACGCATTATCTGCAGCACCTACTATCGCTGGAGAGTCAAGTATCTCCCAAGAAACTTACTTTAAGTCTTTAGCCCAAGGTGTTAGTAACACTGAAGCATTGAGTACATCAGCCTCAGTAAATGAAATGGCAGCTAAGGACCAGACCCTATTTAGTCAGGTTGTTAGCTCTGGTGTAGATATAAGAGATGCACTGACAACAACGCCTACGCTATCAAGTCAGTCTGATATTGCGCAGAAGGCGTACTTTAACTCGTTGTCCGAAGGGCAAAATAACTCATCGGCGTTAAACACATCATCATCAGTAAATGCGATGAGTGACAGCCAGCAGAGTATGTTTAGCAAGATATCAAATACTGGTGTATCTACATCTGACGCATTGGTTGCGGCACCAACCATTAATAGCTCTTCTGATATAGCAAAATCTGCATACTTTGACTCGTTGAAATCTGGAACAGATAGTAATGCTGCTGTAGCAGCTCTTCATACAGATGAGACAATTAATAAATTTAGTACTACAGCACAGGCTGCATTTAGTAAGGCATATCAAGAAAATCCAGATTTAAACGCAGCAGTGGCTTCTGCTTCATCTGTAAACTCAATGACTACCTCACAACAAGAAATGTTTAGTAAGGTACTTGATACAGGTCTTACAACTAGAGAAGCCCTGACAAGTGCTCCAGTTTTAACTTCTGCTTCTGATATTGCACAAAATTCATTTTTTAACTCTTTGACTGAGGGTAAAAATAGCGTGGCTGCATTAAATACAGCCTCTGGAGTAAACAGTCTAAGTACATTAAATCAAGATTATTACCAATCGGGTACAAATCTTGGATTAGATACTGCTAGTGCTTTAGCGTACGCACCAAAGATTTCAGCATTGAGTACTACAGCACAACAAACATTCTACAGTGATGCAAAAAATGGTGTTGGACTAGACGCAGCATTTACAAGTGCCTCACAGATTAATAATCTTACCCAGTCACAACAGGCGTCATACGAGAACGCGATTAGTAAAGGGCTGGATACCACACAAGCACTAACCGTTGCAAACAATGCTAGTATGTTAAATCTAAATGCTCAAAACGGATACATTGAGCAGGTTAGATCTAATGTTCCGACTACTACAGCAGATGTACTGTCAACTACTTTAGGTCAAATATTTGGTACAAGTACTGCTCCAACAAATATTAATACCCCAAGTACTTTGACAGACCCTGCGGCTATTGCGTACTATAACTCGCAGATGGTTAAACCTGGTGCGGACCCAGTTTCTGTCGCTGCAACAGCTGCAAATGTACAGGCGTATAATGCCTTAGATCCTGTTAGTAAGCAAAATTACGAATCTTTAGCTGCAACAAAAGGGTTTACTCCTCAAACAGCCATGGCGGAAACGCAGTCTGTAATCAATGAGTTTAACTCACAACAAGAAGCCAATGCAATAGCCGCTGGAAAAACAAGCTACGTTGATAACACTGGTAAGTTAAATATTCTTGTTACAGGAACTAATTATACCCCAACACAAGCTCCAGATATTAGTAAGGCAAGTCCTGGGCTACTAAATACACTAAAGCAATTTGCTGGGGTGTATGGTTTTGGTGATGCAGACCCAAATGCAATGTTGGGTAACATTTGGGGAACCGGTTCAACTGGAAATGTTAGTGCCCCAGCTTTATGGGCCGGTGGTACTGCAGATCAGCAATTAGCTGCTTTAAAGGCACTCCAAGTTAACTACCCTGAATTATCTGCATCTGATAAAGCTATTGTTAACCAAATTGCAGCTAAAGTAGCAGCGGCTCCAGTGACAACTAAACCAGTTATTGGTCCTGCCGGAGGTGGTGGTAACGCTGGAGCTGGGGCAACAGGAGAGTCGGGATCACCTGGAGCACCTAGTACTGGTGGTTCTACAACCACTGGCGGAGCTACAACACCTTCAGCCACCCCATCCAGCCCATCAGATATTATGACGGTGTATCAAAACTTATTAAATAGTTTTTATACAGGTAATGGTGGATCCGGAACAACAGCTCCGGTTTTATCTGGAACATCTACGGGGACCAGTTCGGTTACCTCGGCGGTTCCTGTTGGTCAAACAACAGATAGTAAAGGAAATATCACCACGTCATTTAGTGATGGGTCTTCCAAAACAGTTAGCAGTACAGGATCTTTAATAAACTCGACAGCAGCTGGAACGGGCTCTAAGATTAGCAGCACAGCAACTGGAACCGGTAGCGGAACAACAGGAACAGGCGCAGGAGCGACAGGCACTGGAACTGGTACCACAGGAACAGGCACTGGAACTGGCACGGGATCTGGTAGTGGTTCAGGCACTGGAACAGGTACTGGGACCGGCACAGGATACAGTGCCTCGTCATATGGTTTTACTGCACCACAGTTACAATCCGGAACGGGCTCATTAACCAACCTAGTAGGAACACTGGGTGGTGGTAAACAAGCCACATTGGTTGGCCTTCCAACAACACAAGAGACAGTAGCACCAGAGACAAATATGGTATACACACCAAACACAGGAGCAGGATCAATGCCAGCAATTATGCCACAACAATTCGCATCGGGGGGAAGTACCTCAGCCTCAGATTTAACTGGCGGGACATACAACCCCATTGGTCAAACCAGCACTGGGATAGATCATCTAACACCTGCCATTGCTGCGGCACATAAGGCACAGCTTTTAGGGATGCCCACAATTACCGAGACTGCGTCACCGTTGTTTGCCACTCAGTACAGCCAGTCCCCTATACAGTCCCTTTCTGAGACGGTAAACCCTGCCAAAATGGCTGAGGGCGGTGGGTTGCCATCACCAACATATAACTACAACCAGACAGGGTTTCCGCACATGAACCCATCCATTGTTAAGGCAAAGGGCCCCGTTGGTTTAATGGGTCTACCAGGCCACGCATACGGAGATTTAAGTGGTCGATTAGTGGGCATGCCCCCAGGTCACTCCGAGGGTGGCGAGATTGAAGGCCACAACCCAGAATTTTATTCAGAGGGCGGACTACAGCACTTTGTTCAAGGTGGCGGTACCGGCACATCTGATTCAGTACCAGCGATGTTGGCAAATGGTGAGTTTGTGATCCCTGCCGATGTGGTATCCGGTTTAGGCAACGGTAGTAACGATAGTGGTGCTCAAATTTTAGACCAATTCTTAAAAGCAATTCGCGCACATAAGCAAAGCAATAAACCCGAAGATTTACCACCAGACTCAAAAGGCCCATTGGGCTATCTCTTAGAAGCAAAAAGGAAAGCATAATGGCAAGCACAGGACTCAGTGGATTAATCTCCAACACAGGTGTACAGACAACGGCAATGCCGTCTTGGTATGACACAGCACAACAGAACGTTGTTAGTCAAGCACAAGCAGCTAACGCTGGTGCACCGACGCCACAGCAGACCGTTGGGCAGAACGCTGTTAATGCACTATCTGGACCAACCAACGCCTTCACACAGGCCGGTGGCACACTGCAGAGCATTGCCAGTGGTGCGGCTAATCCATGGAACACAGATGCCTCCGGTAATGTAACACCAAATACAAACACTGCACTAGGTGGATTATTTCAGGCACAGAACCAACAACTGAACCAACTAATGCCAACCACAACGGCACCGGTTGAGGCCGGTAACATTGGCTCTGGCAACTTTGGTGGCTTACGTGGTCAGACAGCGGTTGATACCTCTAAGGCAAACGCCTTGGCAACACTGAATACAGCACAGAACCAAGCCGCGTTACAGAACCAAGCAACCGGTGTAAATGCTGGTGCTGCAGCTGGTAACGTTGGTCAACAAAATATTAACAATCTATTGACAACCGGTCAGTACCAGCAGGCATCACCTTACGTTAACGCAACAAACCTAGGTAATGTCTTGTCCTCAGTAACCCCAGGTCAGACAGTCTCTAACTCAACTAACTTATCTCCTGTTAACCAAATTGGTGGTTTGATTAGTGCCTTAGGTGGTGGTGCAAACACAGGAATACTTAACCAATTATTTGGTGCTGGATCTGCTGCTGTTCCAGGTGTTGGGACAACCCCAGGTACTGCTGCTGTACAACCAGGTTTACTAAATCAATTGTGGTCTTGGGCTAATTCGCCAAGTACTCCCGCTGTTGATCCAAATACAACATACGACGCTACAAACGGAACTATCCCTTAAGGAATCATTATGGCACTACCAGATAGCGATACATCAGTACAGTCCGGATTAGACGCAGTTGCACCGGAAGCTGCGGCGGTACCCTATGGCAAGGCCCCTGCAGCCCGCGGACCATATGCTCTACCAACAGCACAAGGTGCTATTGGTGTGGACCCAGAGCTCTTGGCCAACATGCAAAAACTTATTGATGAAAAGCAAGCCCAGAAGGGTAGCTTCATGGAGAACATGAAGGACGCGCAGGCCTGGTGGTCTGGTGGCGTCGCTGGGCCATCTGAAGGTTTACGTAATCGTGAAATAGATAAATCCCGTCAGGAGCAAGAGCTCTTTGGTATGCGTAGCCAGTTATCACAGGCTAAAATTGGAATGGCTCAAACCAAGGCACTTCAAGAAAGTTTATTTGGTAGCCCCACCAATGCAAGTACTACAAACACATTGCCCCCATCACACATTACCGCAGGCGCACCCACCTCTGGATCATCCATGGTCCAACAGGGAGGTATGCTTGGATTGGTAGAAGATCCAGCCCTTCGTCAAAGTATTGGCAATCAGGCATTAAGAGATCCCGTTGGGGCCCAAAAAGCTATTCAAGAATATTTAGCTAAGAACGCCAACAAGACGGATATGATCAAGGACGTACAATACATGGTACAGCACGGTCTAGTTGATCCTAAACTCATCCCAGCTGCAGTATTGACTAAGTTCGTTGGCCCTGGCGCCTTTGTTCCACATGATGTTCGCGGCACCGCTGGTACTGGACAGGCCACACCATTTGGTACAGCAACTGGTGTTGCTGGCGGTGCGCCTGTAGGAGCTCCTATGGCTCCTACAGCAGCTCCGGCGGCTGCTCAAATACCTATGCCTTTGGCAGCCCCTGCAGCCCCTGTAGCGGGACCACAAGCAATACCCGCAATTAGGCCACCAGCACCGCCTCAAATAACAAGACCCCCCGCTCCTGTAGCTCCTGTAGCTCCTATTGCCCCTGTACCTCAAGCTCCTGCTCCTGTAGCTCCTGCTCCAGCTGCACCACAACGGGTTGTTTCTCCGTTTGCTCCCGGCACTAAGGAAGACCTTGAGTTTAAATCTAAGAGCGCAGAGGTACCTATTGCTGGTGCTACGTCTCAGGCCACTGAGTCTGGTAAACTGTACGCCGCGGGTGAAAACACACTACGTACACAGGGTATGTCCGCTGGTACACGTCAGGTTACTCAAGACGCCACAATGCGGTTATTAGATGACCCTGAGGTTAAAAATATGGTTGGCAAGTACCAAACAGGCTCTAAGGCAGATGCTTTTGTTCGCCAGATGCAGGCCGGTATCGAGGCCGGTAACTTTGGTTCCATTGGTCTTAAGGAGCTACAAGAGAATTTAGCTAAGTCCGGTGCAAGCCCTGAAGCAATCCGTAAGTTTGCTCAATTAGAGAGCTTTATGAAACAGAACGAGCTTGAGTGGTCCACAAACTACCTTAAAGGTCAGGGCGCTGTTTCGGATAACGAGCGTGGTTTGGTGCAAAAAGCTGTTGGCTCTGTTAATGACCCAATTGGTAAACTAAAAACACTAACCGCTACATTACGTGAGCGTGCATTATTTGACGCCGAGGTTTATAATGCGTACAAGAAAAATAAAGGTATGAACTTTGGTGATTTCTTGGATAGCGATCAGTTTCAAGCATTAAATGATAAGCACAATAACCGCTTGGCAAATATATTAAGCATGAACCCAGCGGATTTAAAGTCCAATGAAGGCTTTAAGATTCAAGCTGGTGTAGCAACACCTTCTGCATCAGGCTCTAGTTGGGATGCAGCAAAAGAAAAAAGATACCAAGACTTTAAAGCATCACAAACAAAGGCTAAATAATGGCAGATGAATTGACACCTCAAGAGCAGGAAGAGTTTGAGTTCCGTCATCGTGCGGAGCAAGAGCAACCACAGGCCGCTGCTGCTCAACCAACAAATATTCCAGGTACTAGCGTAGACTACTCCGCACCGGGTTTTGTTGCTGGCACCGCTGGTGTTGTTGGTGGTGCTATGTTAGGCCCCGGATTAAAATCTGAGTTTGACAAGTACGGTATCCCTGGTCTAAAGCCACAGGCCACCACAGCTCCTCAGGTTCCCCCAACATTTAAGAGCCCGACAGAGGTTGCAGCTCAGGCAATTAAAAACCGCCAAGGTAGTGTTACTGTTGAGGGATACCCATCCAACCCTAACGCAAATTATGGCCGTAGCCAGTTTGTAAACCCTGAGGGTAAGGGTTTATTTTATGGTACCGGTGAGACGGGCGACTACTCTGGTGTACGTAAGTCTGCAGAGGAGGCAATAGCCGCAGAGAAGCAATTCCCTGGCATGAAATCTATTCAGGGTGGTGCAACACCATTCTCTGTTCCTGAACATGTCGCTAAGGAACTAGAGTCATTAAAAATTCAAGAAGACGCGGCAAGAAACGCACACAACCAAGCAGAGGTAAGCCGTATTGCACATCTTCGTGCGTCTCGCCTGCAGGCAGTAGAGAACGCATACAAAGAATTAAACGCTAAGCCAGGATTTATGGAGTCCTTGCGTGGTGCTCCAGTACAAGCAGCACGTCGTGGTGTTGAGAATGTTGGTGATTTTTTAAACAGAACAATTAGCCCGCATGGTATGGCAACGGCAGGTAGCCGCGCCCTTGGTGCGCTTGGTGGACTTGACGTTGGCCTACAAGGCACCAACGCCGTGGAGCACGCCATGAAGGGCCAGTACGGCCGTGCCGCAGTGAGTGGTCTTGGTGCTCTCGGTGGTGCCGCGGCGCTTACACGTCACCCGTTGTTAATGCCTATTGGTATGGGCGTTGCTGCGGGGGCTCCGTACCTCAATGAGTACTTAGACACACTGGCAGAGAAGCACCCAGGTCTGCACCTAGCAGATGGTGGCAGTGTTCCTGAGATGGGAACTGCACAGGCCTATGAACCTAGCTATAGTGAAAAGATTCGTGACTACGCAGCTAAATATATGAGTCCACAACAGGCAGATACATTGTTTGGTGGTCCAAGAGCAACCACGGCGGATAAGTTTAATCCGATTGGTATGGCGCTACAGACCCCAGGGGCAATTGCTGATTCAGCTAAGGGCTTTGTTGAGGCAGGACAAAAGGGTGACTACCTTGGTGGTATGGGTAACTATTTAATGGGAGCTATGAACGTGGCCCCAATGCTAAAGCCCGCTGGCCAAGTAGGTAGGGCCGCACTTAAAGAGCTTGGCCCTAAAGCCGCAGATATGGCGGAAAACTATTTAGCTAAATTAGGTGGTGTCCATTACGCTGTTCCAAATGAAACTAAATTCATGCGCGCCAGTGAGGCTTATGCTCCACAAGAAGGAAAAACCTTAAATTTAACTCAATCAGATAGACTAAAAGCTATTGAGGGTGAATTAGGTGGACATGAATTTTCTGGTCACCAAATAGATAAACCTGAATACAAAGAAGCAAATGCTGTATGGGGTGTTGCATCCCCACAAGAAGCTACCAAAATTATTAACCGTAACAAAAAAGTTCCTGAAGGACAATCTATTTGGGCTCCGTTAATTGGTAGTGAGACACAACATCAAACAAACCCTCATGTATTTGATCCTATGCTTGAAGAGTTTTATCACCAAGTAAGAACTGGTAATTTGACTCCAGAAACTGCAGCTAAAATGAAAGCTGCATTAGGCAAACAAGAGTTTGGTTCTGGTGCTAGAAAAGGCCAGTTGATGTTTCCTAATACTCCCGATGTAACTAATGAAGAAGCTATTCGTAATCTAAGTGGTACTTTTGAAAATAGAGGACCTTTAGCAAACGTTTTATTTGGTGCTCAAGGTGCTGGTAAAACAAAAGGTCAAATTATAGATTACAAAGGCATGTTGCAAGATATGGCTGATCCAAAATCTATCGGTGCTCCAACGCATTCTGTTGGTACTAGAATTTTTACTTTAGACAATAACGCTTCATATCGTCCGGATTTACATTCTGCTTTTCCTCATATTTTAAGTGGAACTGATATGGGAGTATCTCATGCCCCCGTCCCTAAAGAATTGATACTGGGAGATTACATGCAACAATATAGAGACTTTACTGGCAAAGAGCCTGGTACTTGGGCCTTTACACGTAAACCTTTATCTGTTCAAATGACTGATAAACTATTACGTAAGATGGAAGCGGCAGGCCATAAAAAAGGCGGTAAGGTTAAGAAGGCTAAGAAATAATGCCTAAGTTATCTCTACCTGAAATTCGTGCGCTGTTGGATGAGGCCAAGGCGGCCTATAAGGCCAAGTTTACGACAGGATTTTATCATGGTAGTCCAGCAAATAACATAGAGGCATTTGATCCCACAAAGTCTGCTAAGGATCCAATGTACATTACTCCTAAAGCGACTTTTGTAACTAGGGACCCAGAGTTTGCGGAATCATTTTTGTCAATGAACAACAGTGGCAAAGTTAAATCTGGCTCTACTATGTATCCAGTAAATGTCAATCTAGGACAACATTGGCACCCCGATACACAGGAAGGTCAACAGGTTATTTCAGACTTTATTGAAAAGTATCCGAAGCGCGTTAACCTTGAAAAGGGTTTAAAGCGTGGTGACTGGACAGCGATTGAAAACTCAGACTTTTTAACGCACTTAAAAGATACAGGACATGATACCTTCCACGTAGTAGAGGGTGGTATCCCTAACGTCGGTGTATTAAAGCCTGAAAACATCCGTGGCAAGTTTGCTGAGTACAATCCTGATGAGGCAATGAACCCAGACTTTATGAAGGCAGCTGGTGGCTCTGTTGAGGGTTACGCTGGTGGTGGTGAGGTACTAAAGAAGGTATTAAAGTTTGCTGAGGATGTACCATTTATTCATTACAGCAACCACCCGTCACTTAATAGACTAGAGCCCAGCATGTATGGTCGCGGCATTAAGGGGCAAGAGGCGGCAAGGCTTAAAGATGCTCCAGATATTAAAGACCGTAGCTACTTCTACGTAAATAAGGGTGAGCAGACAATGCCACCAGAGCAGGGACTTGGTAGCCAAAAGTATCAAGGTACCGCATCAAATGTATACAACGCGGCCGAAGACCCAGAGGGATTTCATGCCATTGCTAAGAGCCGTGCACTTGATCCATACATGATGTCTTTTGGTCGTGAGATGGTAGATCCTGCCGTTAAGGCCACCGAGCTAGAGCGCCTTATTAAAGGTGCGGGCTATGAGGGCTACCACACCGGTGATGTGGGGCTGATGTTCAACCCCACACCGGTTAGTAAAGCACCGTAGCTTTAACCCAATTAGCAAACTGATGCAACTGTTCTGGCGTTGCATCTCGTTTCATACAATTTGCCATATTGGAAAGCCATTGCACATTGCCGATGGTATATCCTTTTTCAGGATCTATTTTATCTAACGATGGGCTTGTCTGAAGTATTTTTCCTTTTTGATGACCCCAAGATAATTCAGTATTAAACACTGGACATTTATCAGGAAAAATAGAAATTAAATACTCTAATGTCAGATCAAACGGAATGTTTAATTTTTTGGCGCGGTATTTAGTTTCAAAAAATCGACGTTTAATACAACCCCCTTTGGTGGACATTAACCTGTCTTGATGTTTTTTGGAACGAATTGCTTGTTTTTCTTTTTGCGAAAGCATTTTGATACTCCTGAATAGTAGTTTGAAGTTGATAGGTGAGTCTTAGATTCAGGCTAAGACAAAGTTTTCGAACACTCTGTCCCTATCTATACATATTAATGCAAAAAACTAGGCAAATCCGCCCTATTTTTTGTACCTTTTTGAGACCCAGCCGTCTCCGGCTAATGGAAAATCAGGAGCCCATTTTGGTGGTTGTGTTACCATTTTTAACACATCAGCCAAAGTCTGTTCTGCATTTTTCTCATCAGTTAATAAAAGGTATTCATCATGTATCAAGTTAGTCACCTCGTAACCGGCTTTATCAAGCCTAGTAAGTCCCTCGGCCAAAAAATCACGTGCGGTACCCTGCACCGCGGATTGAAACAACGAACTACCAATAATCTGATTCCTACCCCACTGCCTTGTATATGTGCTCTGAGTGTGGACAGTGACCCCGACCTTTTGCTGACCCCACGGAGTGGTGACCAGCTCGAGCTGTGGCCTCTGCCAGCAGATGAGTCTACCTGATGGCAGCTGCATCCATAGCGCGTTCTTTGCCACCTTCAGAACCAGCTTATCCCCGGCACGAAACGGATTACCGGGATTCTCAACTGCTTGAATCGCGGCATTTTCGCACAATGCCCACAAAGCCTTCACTTTCACATACGAACTGCGGTAGCCATCTACTGCGTTCTTGGCTTGAGCCTCACTAAGTTTTACACCCATCCCCTCCGCGTACTTAACAAGTCCTTTCGCGCCTTGTCCAAACATTGCACCTAAAACCGCTGACTTCGCGATTTGGCGCTGATCTTTAGTAACGTCGTCATAACTGACGTGATAAAGATTATCTGCTGCAAATGTTTTATACTCATCTAATCCTTTCCGGAACAATTCCACTTTATCTTTTTGCCCAGCCAGGTAGACGCCAACTCGGTTTTCAATTGAGCTAAAATCCACGTCAACGAAGGTTTTTCCCTCTGGTGCTCTAATAGCGGAGCGTACAAGGGAGGAAAGTTCTCGCATCGTACCATTTCCTCCCATAAATACGTTTGGTATTGCCTGTTCAATTTCCTCATCTTCAAGTGTGGGGCGCGCAATATTCTGCAAATTAAGCCCACCACGGCTCGCCCAGCGGCCAGTACTAGCGCCATGATATACCAATGTATTCCTAATCCGTCCTTCACGTTGTATCTCCATCATTTTAGCGTACTTAGCCACGCTAGTTTGGCTTCCTTCTTGGCGCAGTTCTAAAGCTCTGCGAAGGGGTTTAAATAGGTGCTCCAGTTTAAGTGTTTTCTCTACTGTCTCGGCTGTTAAATCTGGTAACGGATCAATCATCATCTTGTTAACCCAACCCAGCAATTTGGCCCTCTCAGACGGCTTAAAACCGGTCAAGGCGACGCATTCGTTATCTAGTTGGTCCTGGGCCCTCACCACGGCCAAGACGGCGCTGTGGAGCTCGTTAGGATCAACCGGTACGCCTTTTAAATTAATTTTCTGAGTCAGTAGCCAAACTTCCTGCTCGGCCTCTGTAAGGGGCCTTAAATTGGCTACAATCGCCATCTCTGTGCGTACGTCCTGTGCGCAGTAATCAAACAACTCACGCATTAACTCTGGATCTTCATTAAAGGTGCCTTTATGGGGCTTGCACAACTTCTGGATCAGGTATCTACCACGGGTATCTTTTTGGTGCGCGCTGTCCATGAAGATGGCTGCATCACCCAATGATTGTGGCACGTTGTTGGCTGCTGCTATGGCCATGGAGTCAACGCACTGCTCTAGCTTTAAGGGAGGCCAGCCGTATTTAGGCACACAGACACAGTTCCAGATGGCGTACTCGAACATGGCGTTCCATGCTTGGATCTTGCCACCATCTTTGACGTGCTTTAAAAAACGAGAAAAAGCCATCACCGTGTTTGTGTCTGGTTTGGGTGCGTTGTAAACCGCTACATCGCTGGGGTTTGTGCCGTACGCAATACACAACACTTCCGTTGTGGGGTCGTTGGCGTAGATATCCAGACCGCGGTCGGTTAGATCAATGTGGCTACGTGTCTCAAAGTCAATACTAAAAATTTGCTCTTTCATACATGCTCCTGTGGCAAGCCAACGTATTGGCGGTTTAATAAAAACGTACAAAATCAACTATTAGTTTACTTTTTCGTACATTTTTAAACTTTTTATTACAAATCAGTACTTTAACATACTTTTTTACACATTAACATACTGTGTGTTAAAGACGCATTTTAATGTTAAGGTGCATCTTTAAACTTCATACATATTAATGCAAAAAAGGGGCCTCCCAAAGGAGCCCCAAATCACCACCATGTGAAATAGTTTTATTTGTTTCCGTGGTTTGCTATTAATTTGCACCAAGCAATAAACACTTCGTTTGACATATCTTTTTTCATCATGTTTAATGCTTTATGTACGATTTGAATGTTATTTGGGTTGTACCCCATATTACTATCAATTCTATCCACGGAAGCATCGACACCAAATTCTAAAGGTATCCCAGTAAAAGCGCATAGTTTATCTTGTGCTTCATACCGATCACTAATCTCCTCAATAGTTAGCTCAAAATTTATACTACGTTTTTCTGCGCCGTGCTTTAGTTTAGAGTGAACTTTACCTGGTATCTCACCATATCCACGCCAAGCAGGATTTTTGTCGAGCTTGGCGTTTCTGTTTGGAGAACGATTGTTTAACGCGGTTCGACAAGAAGCACATACAGCGTTGTTGGCATTTGCTTTTTGGACAGAATCAGCACGCTTGTAGTGTATTGTCTTACCACATTTAGGGCAATCTCTTATAAACATAATTATATTTCGCACGATCCAGCACTGCATGCTAGGGTTTGAACACCCTCTACGTTGTCTGTGTTCTCCTTTAAATCTAGCCAGTTAATTTTAGGGATTTTGGCTTTGAGCTCTTCATACTCTTCTTCGGTGCATTCTTCATAAGGACTTTGGCGGTAACTTCCGCCGTCGTAGGGGAGGTAGCTAACTCCACTGATTTCGTCGAAGTGGTCCCATGTCCAGGCTCCGACACTTGGCCAGTCTTTTTCTGCAACTGAGACGGTGACTGAGGGCTTGTGCTCACACCAGTATCGCTGGTAGGTAAGCCAGAGTTCGAGGTGACTAATGGGAGTAACGTCGTCCCGTACGAGTCCGTCGGGGGCTCTTTGAGGAAAACTGAAGACGGTAGTTTGGGTTGGCTTGTAAACGCAGTCTTCAGCTGGTACTCCTTGTCCAATAAGGAACTGGGTGAGAGGATCTTTTTTATCTCCACGCACTCTTCGGATATAGTATTTAGCATGGCGAGGGTGGATGCCGCTCGCCGAATTAGTGAGCTGGGATACTGTTCCACTTGGCTTGACGCATGTGATAGCAGCGCTGACAGGGACTCCGAGAATAGCTGCCCATTCTTTATTTGTATCTCTAGCGCATTCTCTAAGTTCTGTAAGTAGTTCATTTAATTCTGGTCCTTGGGTTGTGAGAAGGGGATTATCATAGATGCCGGTGAGGGAGACACCCAGTAACCGCTCCTCTTCAGTATTTCTCTGCCACACCTTGCGCAGATAGGGGAACTTTGTGAAGGTAGACTGGATGGTACCAAGGATAGCGGCGAGGCGCACCTTACGCAAGAGAGTTTCACGGTTGTCGTCATGGCGTACTACACATTCACTAAGATTGCAAAATTGGTAGGGTCGTAAAATGATCTCACTGCACGGATTTGTACCGAACTCAAAATTTGGATCTCGATGCCCGTATTTTTCAACCGCCTTTTTAGCAGCCTCCCGATTGAATATGCCTCGCTCACCGGAATGGGAGTTGTAAAGTGATAGCCATTCCTCCATGAACTTTCCGACAGTAGGTGTCTCATTATACACCGCACTGTTGTTCGCAAGAGCCCTATGCGGAGCGGTGTCCCACCATGGTCCAGCTTTTGCATGTCTAATCCTTTCGTCGTCCAGGTCGGAAAGTGAAATCATAGCTGATCGGCGTACGCCACCCACTACAACCACCTCACCAATTTTACACATCAAGTCGTGGCACTCTAGGCTGTTTAGCTTACGACCCTTGGCGTGTTTAAATGTTGCTACAGTAAACTCAAATAGATCAATTAGTGGTTGTGGCCCGGAAGCTCTTCCACCAAATGTTTTGAGTCGTGCTCCGGCAGGTCTAACATTGCTGACGTCCCACTGCGGGATTTCTCCAGCCCAGAGGCTTGCGAGGAGTAAACGTAATGATTTTGCCCAGCCTTCTTTGGAGTCGTGGACTGTGATGCGATGCTCGGACTCAAAAAGTTTTTCCGGCACTTCAGGCAGTAAGGATATATATTTGGCCTCGACTGAGAATCCCACACCTGTTCCACAGAGCAGGATAAACATGGCCTCATCGAAAGACTTGGGGTCATCCACTGGAAGATACGAGCAATTATAGACGCAAGTATTGTCACGATCGGCACTCTTTCCTGCAGTCATCATGGCTCGCATGGACGGCATCAATTCAAGGTTAACAATAGACTTGTACAAGTCTGCTTTTAGTTCTTCATTGCCAGTGATGGCTGGTGTACGGCTAAAAATATAATCTGTAAATCTGGTTACTGTCTCTGGCCAACTTTCACGACGACCCTTGTCATCTTGATAGCGGGCATAACGGCTGGCGGCAATGTACTCTTGATACTGGTCCATTTATTGGTCTCTATAGTTATATGGTGGATAAAAAGGGGAGGCCACAGTTTCTATGGCTCTCCCCCGATACTACAAAAGCAATTTACTTCTTAGGTTTTGTTTCCGTGCTTTTTAGCACTCCCTTAGTCTTCTTGGAAACTGCTGGGATTACTGGATTGGTTACCACCGCAATCTGGGCCATTGTCTCGTAGTATTCCAAGGTCTTTGTCAAGGCACTATGCAGCTCTTGTACAAACTTAAAGTTTGCCTTGTCATAGTCACCTAGATAAATATTAACCATATCTTTTCCAGTGCTAATGGCTAGGCTGATATTGAAGTTATCTTTATCGGTGCCCTCACCTGATAGGTCAAGAAAGCTAGGAAGACCATAGTCCGTGCTTGGAAAGAACTTACTAAACTTCAGCTTGATGTTCTTCATACAGCAAAGTCCGACGCTGCTGATGTAGACCCACCAAACTTCTCACCATCCTCTAACTTCTGCACATTGTTCAAGCCGGCAGCAATACCCTTAGAGCCGCTTGTATCGTACGGATACAAAGTGATGGATGCACGGCCATAGCAACCTGAGTAGAACTCGCTGGTGTCGATGATTGGGTTCAGGTCTTGGTCTACAATACCTGGGCGTTCGTTAGAGCTGGCGTTGATAAAGTAATGACCTGCATAAGCCGCGTCATCTTTCTCTGCATCACCATCACGTAGTCCGCCTTTAAGGAGCTTAGGTACTGAGCCACCCCACACGGCTGCGTTGATTGTCTTGGTCTCTTCAAACGCCTTCTTAAAGCGCGCCACTGTCTCTGTGTCTGACTTAGGGATAAGGATGGATACAGAGTACTTTAACACGCCGTTTGGTGTCTCAGCTGGCTGGAACACGTTAGCGTAAGAGAAGCGAACCTTGCCAGTTACAAACTTGGTCTTGATTGATTTTGTTGCCATGATGATTATTACCTTTTTAACATAAAGACTGGACTTCATTTGGGGCCAGTCTGTCTACCCATACACATATTAATGCAAAAACAACCTACTTTTTATTTCACAATATGAGATATCTAGCTATCATATAATAAACCTAGCTCCCCCAGTGCCTGCTTCATTGCTAGGGCCCTAATGAAGTCGGTCTGGTACTCAGGCTCGTACAGCAACTCAGGGTCATCTGCTACAATGTCTAAAATTTCTTCAATGGATCCCCTGATCTGCATGACACCCTCTCGGTGTTTGCCTCCAGGGAGACCATCAAAGTCCTTCATAAACTGGTCGATTAGCAGGTCCGGAACATCAAACTCCGTGTCATAACAAATAACCTGCATATTGATTCCTTATTTAGCTACCATTACGAGCCCAATATTTCCAATTGCATACCCTAGGAACATGATACCAGTGCCTATACTACCCTTCCAGAACTGTTCACAGGCTATGTAGAAGTATACCGCGCCCATTGCTGCTATTAGCCATGTACTCATCTAAAACCACTCAATCTTGGCGAAAATGAGAACGTGGCCTGGTACGGATCAGGATTTGGTTGGACGTTATCATCGACCAAAGCACGGATATTCCAACCCAAATTAATATAAATACAACGAGCAAAGCCAACAGGGGTAATAAGAGTAAATTGAAATAGCCCATTAGCGTGTACCAGACACCATCCTGCTTTTGCATTGTCATTGTCCTTAATAGTCTTGTCACCTTGAACACTACATTCATAGGGGGTTTCTAAATACTTAAGACCAAAGCTATACGCTGGATTACGCCATAGCCAATGGACTTGTGACCACCATTGGCCTGGGGGAAACATTGTTTGAAAAGTAGCGTCACCATTGAGTGAATTATCTGGCGTCATAAACCAGCCTAACCAACTAGGCAAACGTGGCTCCACTGCCTCATAGCTATGATTACCACACCAACCATATTGGGGGGTTGCAAACAATGGCAACACTGGCGCCAGTATAACGGCAAGCAATGTCACCAATAAATTGATTGGAACCAATAAAGCGTAAAGTACATAAATCATACAAAATCCTCCTTAGCATCTTCCTTAGCCCGTACCAGTTTTGGCTCACCTTCTGGTCGTAGGATCAACTCACCTAACCACGCGGCGACCTGCCCCTTAGGTCCCAGCTTCTCCAGTGTAGCTATTGATTTGAGCTTCTGGGGCTCCCAAATCGTTTGTGGGTCCATACCCCTCTCAACTAGCACAACGGCCGCTAGGGCGCTGTCAGAGATCTTACGGTGTGTCTTTGTGGTGGAGAGTGTGTACCCTGGTGGAACAATGTTCTGATTAATAGCACGACTTAGAGCAAACTCTTCTACATCGTTACACCATGTCTTTAGCCCTTGAGCTTTGGCGAGGACTTCGCTGACTTCTTCTTCGGTGAGGAGGGGCGGGGCTTTGAACTCTTGACGGGCGAGCTCGGTGTTAAAATCCGACCGGGCGCGGCACTGCGCTTTTGCGCGGCAGAACTGACACCACTCACCGGGGAGGAACTCACCGGCACCGCCCCACGCTTTCTTGGCTTTGCTTTTGACAAAGTACTCGGCCCAGTCGATAAGTTTACGGATGCTGGTACCATCGGTACTGATACTGTCAAGTCGGGGTTGATGTATCGTGTAACTGACTTCTTGGATTTCCGGGAACTCTTCTTTGAACTTGGAGTAGGCTCCAAGTGCGTAAAGTCGTAGCTGCGGGTTATCTTGCGCATGTACCGGAATGCCTTTTCCGAACTTGAGGTC